TCAGTTATTTAGTAACACTTGGGAGTAGAAAAGATGATGTAGTGTTAGACCCATTCATGGGTAGTGGCACCACACCAATATCTTGTGTGACTTTAGATAGAAAATACTTGGGGATAGAGAGAGAAAAAGATTATTTTGAAATTGCCGAAGCACGAGTAGAGAAGGCAAAAAATCCAGCAAATTTAGTTAAACACGAGTTCTTTTAATATGTCAGATACATTAATACAATTCGGACACTCATTCCAAAAGAAAATAATAGTATTATTATTATTCAATAGACGTTTTTTACAAACTATTAGTGATATTATTTTATCAGAATATTTTGATTCTGATGCAGATAAGTGGTTAGTTAGATCTATTAAGAAGTATTATGAAAAATATAAAGTAGAACCTACATTAGAAGCATTGAAAATACAAATAGATGATATTTCTTCTGAAGTGTTGAAAAAATTAGTAATAGATAATTTAAGAGAGGTGTTTCAACATCGAGAAGCTACAGATTTAGTATTTGTGGAAGAGAAAATTTTAGAATTTTGCAAGAATCAGAATTTAAAACAGGCAATTATGGATTCTGTGGATATGCTAGAGCGACATGATTATGATGGAATAAAAACAGTTATTGATGTAGCTATGAAAGCTGGGACTACTAAAGATTTAGGACATGATTATGTAGAGGGATTAGAAGAAAGATTAACTCAGTCTACTAGAGAAACAGTACCAACTGGATGGGAAATTATTGATGAAATAATGTCTGGAGGACTAGGTAAGGGTGAGCTTGGAGTTTTAGTTGCACCAGCGGGTATTGGTAAGACTTGGATGTTACAGAGGATAGCACATCATGCGTTATGTATTGGAAAAAATGTTTTACATTATACATTAGAATTAAATCAATCTTATATAGGATTAAGATATGATACTATATTTTCAGGCATACCAACGAGTGAAATAAAATATCAAAAGGAAGCCGTTAGAAAAGCTTTGGAAAACGCTAAAGGAAACTTATTAATAAAATATTTTCCAACTAGGTCTGCGTCAGTACAAACATTGAATTCACATATGAAACAAGTAGAATTAAGTGGCATAAAGCCAGATATCGTTATAGTAGATTATGCAGATATTATGAAAGATATTAGTGGTGGTGCAGAGTTAAGACACCGATTGGGAAATATATATGAAGATCTACGAGGATTAGCGGGGGAGATGGAAATACCTATATGGACTGCATCACAAGCTAATCGTTCAGCGTTAGAAGAAGATGTGATTGATGCCAGCAAAGTTGCAGAGGCATATAGTAAAGTTATGACTTCAGATTTTGTTGTAAGTCTTAGTAGGAAGATTGAAGATAAGGCGTCAAATACTGCCAGAGCTCACGTGATTAAAAATAGATTTGGTATAGATGGTATAACATATCCATGTACTATGAATACACATACTGGGTTAATAAATGTTCATAGACCTTTATCAAAAATGGGAGTGGAAGCTTCTAAGAAAATGAAAAGTTCTGAAGATTTTATGAAACAAACCGCACGAAATGCATATAAAGTATTAGTTCCAGATGCACAAAAAAGTAGTGAAGAAAAAACTTCTGATAAAAACTTAGATGGTTTTGAGTAATTTTACAAAATACATAATTATATTTTAATATATATTGTATTTATTATTGGCGATAGGTAAAAAATTTTTTAATATTGGGGAAGAAATTTTTCCCTACTTTTAATGGGAAAAATATTTTGGGAAGAAAAAGAATATACCAAACCAAAAAAGAGCAGTTAGTTGCTAGGCGAACACGACAAAGAAGATATTATTGGAAACATAGAGAATCAATTCTTGAAAAAAAGAAGAAGGTTTATTGGTTAAAGAAATATAAAGGATATGAGGAGTTGTAGTGGAAAAATTTAAGTTATCGGAAAATTTTATAAATAAGTACAAGAGGAAAAGACCACCTTTTGGTTTTAATGGTTTAGGTGAATTGGTTTATATGAGAACCTATTCTCGTATTAAAGAAAACGGTAAAAATGAGAGATATTGGGAAACCATTAAACGGGTTGTAGAGGGAACATATTCAATGCAAAAGAATTGGATTGATCAACATCAACTTGGTTGGAATGCTTGGCAAGCTCAAAAGTCAGCTCAAGAAATGTATGATAGAATGTTTAGTATGAAATTTTTACCACCAGGACGTGGGTTATGGGCAATGGGAACTGCTATAACAGAAGAAAAGAATCTTTATGCTGCTCTTAACAATTGTGCTTTTGTATCTACTAAAACACTAAAAGAAGATTATTCAAAACCATTCTGTTTCTTAATGGATGCCAGTATGTTAGGTGTAGGAGTAGGATTCGATACCAAAGGTGCAGGTGAGATTATAGTAAAGGGTATAAATAGAGATAGAAATGAAGAAATATTTGTGATACCTGATACAAGAGAGGGTTGGGTAGAATCTTTACGATTATTATTAGAGTCTTATTTTCACGCAACGGCACCTGTTACATTTGATTATACAAAGGTTAGGCCTGCGGGTGAACCAATAAAAGGTTTTGGTGGGGTATCAAGTGGACATGAACCATTAGAAGAAATTCACGAAGAAATTAGAAAAGTATTAGAGGTTAATTCAGGCGAACCAATTACCATAACTACAATTGTTGATATAATGAACCTTATTGGTAAATGTGTCGTGGCAGGGAACGTAAGACGAACAGCAGAGATTGTGTTCGGTGATCCAGACTCAGAAGAATACTTAGATTTAAAAAATTATAAAGTAAATCCACACCGTGAAAAATTTGGATGGACTTCAAACAATTCAGTATTTGCAGAACTTGGTATGGATTATAATGAGGTATGTAAAAGAATTACAGACAATGGTGAACCAGGATTAGCTTGGTTAGATAATATGAGAAGTTATTCACGAATGAAAAATGGTAAAGATAATAAAGATCATAGAGTGTCTGGTGGAAATCCTTGTCTTGAACAATCACTTGAATCATATGAGTTATGTTGTTTAGTAGAGACATTTCCAAACAATCACGATTCATTAGAGGACTATCAAAGAACATTAAAGTATGCTTACTTGTACGCAAAAACAGTTACATTAGGTAAAACCCACTGGTCGGATACTAATAGGGTTATGTTACGTAACCGAAGAATCGGTTGTTCAGTTAGTGGCGTTGCACAATTTATCACAAAACATGGAATGGAAGAGTTAAGGAAATGGTTAGAAGAAGGTTATGATACAATACAAGATTGGGATTGTATTTATTCTGATTGGTTTGCAATACCAAAATCAATTAAAACTACTTCAGTTAAACCAAGTGGCACAGTTTCCCTTTTGGCTGGAGCTACTCCAGGTTTACATTATCCCGAAAGTCGTTTCTATATAAGAAGAATGAGATTATCAAATCAATCTGATTTAATAGAACCTTTAGAAAAAGCTGGATATAAATTAGAGCCAGCATTTGGTTCCGAGGATACTACGATGGTTGTAGAAGTTCCTGTTGATGTCGGTGAGGGGATTAGAACAGCTAAAGAATTGTCAATTTGGGAACAATTTAGTTTAGCTGCATTTATGCAACGCCACTGGGCTGACAATCAAGTTAGTTGTACAGCCACATTTGACCCTGATACGGAGTCATCAGAACTACCACACGTTTTAAATTATTTTCAGTATTATTTAAAAGGTATATCATTATTGCCAAGATCAAACGGGGGTGCTTACAAACAAATGCCATATGAAGCTATTACAGAGAAAGAATATAAGAAACAAGTTAAAAAACTTGGTTATTTAAGTTTTGTAGGCGTTGAAGGTGAAGAAGCAGAAATAGACAAATTCTGTAATTCTGATAGCTGCGTCGTAGAGTATATTCCAACCACAAAAAAATAGTGAATAGTTTATTGTAATAATGTCAGTTGAGAGATACTTTTATTCAATTGGCATAAATCACCAAAAAAGAAAATTTATCATAAATTAAGAAAAAATGAAATTAGTAAAAAATTAAATTGCAAGTATTACGAAATTAATGAATATAGTACTTGACTTGTATAGGTTTTATGTTGTATATTAACGTATGTTAAAATGGAGAAATACATAGTTGTACCAGAACGTATATTTTGATGGAAGAACAATTCATCTTTGGGATGATAAATTAGGTTATAAGAAATTTTCTAATAAGAGATATGCTTTTTTACCAGATAAAAATGGAAAATATATCGCGTTAGATGGGAATAGAGTTAAAAAGGTTTTTAGATACGATAAAAAGAACTCTGACTTATATGAAGGTGATATACCTGCAGTTACTAGGGCTTTAGTTGATAATTATACTCAAAGTGATGAACCTTCTATTGGTCATAAAGTTATGGTTTTTGATATCGAGGTAGAAGTTACCGACGGATTTCCATCACCAGCAAAGGCAGAAAATAAAATAACTTCTATTGCATTATGGGATAGTCTTACAGACGAATATTATTGTTATGTTTTAGACTTAGAGAATAAACTTGAGATTGAATCAGAAAACAGAGTATTAAAAAATGGTAATAATACTATACTTGGTTATAAATCAGAAGTTGAGCTGTTAAATGCATTTTTTGGTAAGTATTGTGAGATAAGACCAACAATTATTACAGGATGGAATACAGATAATTTTGATATACCATATTTGTATAATAGAGCAACTCAAATATTAGGTACTGAGATAGCTAATTTGTTATCACCAATAGGAGTTGTTAAATATTCAGAATACAGACGAAAATTTGAAATAGCAGGAGTATCATCTCTAGATTATTTAGCTTTATATAAAAAGTTTACACCAAATGAAGTTAGTTCATATAGGTTGGGAGATGTAGGTTTTAATGAGGTTGGAGTTAATAAAGTTGAGTATGAGGGAACACTTAATGGGTTATATGAGAATGACAGAAAAACGTTTGTAAAGTATAATTTAACTGATGTTAATATAGTTGTAGAGCTAGATAAGAAATTAGATTATATTGAAACTTCGAGAGGTATTTGTCATATTGGTCATGTATCATATGAAGATATTCTTTGGAGTTCTCGTTATTTAGAGGGAGCTATTTTAACTTATTGTAAAAAGAGAAATATTGTAGTACCTAACAAGAATCCTCATGGTAGGCAAATGATGGGTAACGAAGATAAATTTGCTGGTGCTTATGTTCAAGACCCAATAAAAGGTAGACACGAATGGGTTTATGATTTAGATATTACTTCTATGTATCCGTCTGTAATTAGGTCTTTAAATATATCACCTGAAACTAAAGTTGGTAAAGTTTTGGGGTGGGATGCTGGAGAATTTATTAAAAAAGATAATAAAAAAACATATACATTAATGAGTGGTAAAGAGGAAATTTGTAAGTATAATGAAAAGGAATTAAAAAATTATTTGAATACTACGAATGTTTCTATAGGTTCTAATGGAGTGTTATATAGAATGGATAAAGAAGGATTGATTCCTGCTATTTTGTCACAATGGTTTGATACACGGGTAGAATATAGAAAATTAGCAAAGCAATTTCATGAAGAAGGAAATGAACAACAATTTCAATATTATGATAGACGACAATATTTACAAAAGATTTTATTAAATTCGTTGTATGGAGTATTGGGATTACCTGTTTTTAGGTTTTATGATGTAGATAATGCTGAAGCTACTACTTTGACAGGACAAGAACTTATTAAATTTAGTAAAAAACTTGTTAATCTTTATTATAATAAAGAGTTGGGAACAACGGATGAAAATTATGTTATCTATATAGATACAGATTCTATTTTTGCATCAGCTACACCATTGGTTAAAGCAAGACATAAAGGAATTGATATTAATGCTGAAGCAACTATGACACATCATATTATTAACATAGCTGATGAAATTCAGGGGTTTTTGAATAAAAGTTATGATTTGTTTGCAGAGAGATTTTTAAATTTAGATAAACATTATTTTGAAATTAAACAAGAGGTTATTGCAAAAAGTTCTCTTTTCATAACAAAGAAACGATATGGGATGAAAATCATAAATGATTCTGGACGTAAAGTAAATAAAATTCAGGTTAAAGGGTTGGATACTGTTCGTAGTAGTTTCGCGATAGGTATGAAGACTTTATTATCAAAAATTTTGGATGATATTTTAGTTGCAGTACCTAAAGAAAAAATTGATGAAAGGATTTTTAAGTTTAAAAAAGCTATGAAGGCGATGAGTTATGATGAAATCTCATCACCTACTGGCGTAAAACGAATAGATAAATTTAAGTGTAGTATGGATAGAGAGACTGGATTGCCTGTAAATGCTCCAGGAGGAAAAATTATTACTACTTATTATGAAAAAGCCACACCAGTTCATGTTAAGGCTTCTATGGCATATAATGATATGATAGAATATTATAAGATAAAAAGATATCCTAAAATATCTAATGGAGAAAAAATAAAATGGGTTTATTTAAAACAAAATCCATTAAATTTGCCAGTTTTAGCATATAAAGGGTTTGATGACCCAACAGAGATTTTAGAATATATAAAAATTTATATAGATGTAAACAAAATGTATAAACAAGCATTAAGTAAAAAAATTGATATGTTTTATCAAGCTATGAGTTGGGATAACCCAATTGATAAAAGATATACATTAGAGAAGTTTTTTTAAATTTTGAGAATAGTTAATGATATATATATGTATATATACCATTTTAAATTAATAAATAATAAATAGGAGTTGTAAAATAATGAATAAAGTACTTTTAGAAAGATTCATTAGTAAGTATACGCTGGGAGATAATGTTCAATCAGTAGTACTTAAAATTAAAAATAATGTTTTATCGACAGAATTTATCACACCAGAAAAATCCCTTTTAGGCAAATTAGCATTAAATGATTTTGAATTTGACGATGTAGAATTGGGAGTTTATAATACTTCACAACTTTCACGTATGTTGAATGTATTGGGAGAAGATGTTAAATTAACTGTTACAAAATCGGAAGATATAGCTATATCTATTAAAATAGAAGATACAAATGCAAGTATAAATTTTATGTTGAGTGATAAAACTGTTATTCCAGTTGTACCTGCAATGAAAAATGTACCAGAATTTCAACTTACACTTGAGATTGATAGCAATTTTATGGCTAGGTTTATAGCAAGTAAAAATGCTTTAACAGATAAAGAAACATTTACAGTAGTTACAGATAAAGATAGAGAAACGTGTGATTGTATATTAGGATATTCAAGTATAAATACAGATAGAATTACAATACCCGTTAATGTAGACCAGTTTACTGATATGGATTTGTTATCATTTAATGCAGATCTTTTTGGTAAAATTCTACAAGCTAATAAAGAATGTAGTGGTGGAAAATTAGAAATTTCTACACAAGGATTAGCCAAAATTACATTTAAAGTAGATAATTATCACGCAATTTACCATTTAGTAGCGACTCAAAGTGCGGACTAATTATATATACAATTTAGATTGTATAGAAGGCCTTAAAACTCATGTATTAGATGAGTCTATAGATCTTTGTGTAACTTCACCACCATATAATGTAGGGATAGAGTATGATGTACATAATGATACTCTAAGACTAGATGATTATATGCAATTTTCTAAAGATTGGTTGACAGAAATTTACAGAGTGTTAAAACCAGATGGTAGGATTGCAGTAAATATACCATATGAAGTTAATATGAAAAAACTTGGTGGACACAATAGAGTATATATATCTTCAGAATATCATCAAATGATGAAAGATATAGGATATGGTTTTGCTGGAATTGCGGATTTGGATGAAAAAGCGCCACAGAAGGTAAAATTTTCTGCGTGGGGAAGTTGGTTGTCTGCATCAGCACCATATATGCACAATCCTAAAGAATGTGTATTGATAGGATATAAAGACCAATGGAAAAAGTTAGAAAAAGGTGAATCTTATTGGACTGATTCCGACGAGGATAAAAAGGGATTTATTGAAGTTGTGTCTGGGTTGTGGGGTTATTTTGCAGAAACTAGAGGTATGACAGAAGCAAATTTTAGTCTTGATATACCAGTTAAGGCTATTAAACTTATGACATATAAAGATGATGTAATATTAGATCCATTTATGGGTAGTGGTACAACTGCAGTAGCATCAGTAAATCTAGATAGAAAATATATTGGATTTGAAATTTCAGAAAACTATTGCAAGATAGCAAGGTCTAGAATTTTAAAAGAAAAAATAAAAATAGAAACAGCAGAAAAGGGATTTGATTTTTGGGAATAGAACATCACGGCATTTGGAATGAAAAATATAGACCTACTTCATTGGATACTTATATTGGGAATGAACATTTAAAATCTAAAGTTAGTATTTTTATAGAAACTAATGATCCTCCACACTTATTATTTTATGGTAGAGCAGGTACTGGTAAAACCACGCTTTCAAAGATTATTACAAAGTCTATAGAATGTGAATATTTGTATATAAATGCATCTGATGAGAATAGTGTAGATACAGTTAGAGATAAAGTTAAAGGTTTTGCATCTACATTAGGATTTCAATCGTTAAAAGTTATTATTTTAGATGAGTGTGATTACATCACACCTAACGCTCAAGCTGCATTAAGAAACCTAATGGAAACATTTAGTAGACATTGTAGGTTTATTCTAACTTGTAATTATGTAGAAAGAATTATTGACCCAATACAATCTAGGTGTCAATCATTTCAGATAGTACCACCATCCAAAAAAGAAGTGGCAGTACATTTATCTGAAATATTAACTAATGAGAATGTAAAATTTGAAGTGGATGATATAGCTACAATTATTAATGGAGCATATCCAGATATAAGAAAGGTTATAAATACATCACAAAGACAGGTTGTAGATGGTATTTTACGGATGGATGCGAGAGAGATTATTTTAAATGATTATAAGTTACAAATATTAGAAGTTTTAAAATCTAGTAAATCTAAAAAAGAAACATTTACTGAAATAAGACAAATACTGGCAGACGCAAAAGTTTCAGATTTTGCAGACTTTTTTAGATTACTATATGATGAAGTAGATAGTTATGGTAGTGGACATATTGCGGAAGTTATATTATTAATAGCTAAATATGAACAATCAGATAGTCAAGTAGTTGATAAAGAAATAAATGCGATGGCAATGTTAATTGAAATATTACAGGAGGTACGATGAAAGAAGAAAAGTATTGGGGAGAAATTCCAAATAAAGATCGAGTAAAACCAAGTAAAAAACGTGGTGGTGAAGGGGATTATAAACATATAGCAGTAATTGAAAATAAAATTTATTTTTATGCAGGAGTAAATCGCGATAGTGCAGTAGAACTTAATAAGAAAGTAGGAGAGTTACAATCTAAAAGTTTTAGTTTAGCTAATAACTTAGATATTGAACCGCCATATGTACATTTATTTATAAATTCTGGAGGAGGATCAATTACATCTGGTATTTCATCAATGGATACTATATTGAGATGTAAAATTCCAGTTCATACTTATATAGATGGATTCTGTGCAAGTGCAGCCACATTTATTTCGGTAGTTGGAAGTAAACGATTTATGAGTAGAAATTCTTATATGTTGATTCATCAGTTATCTACAAATTTTTGGGGTAAATATTCAGAGTTTGAGGATGAGAAACAGAATCTTGATTTAATGATGAAAACAATTAAAAATGTATATAAAGAATATACAAAAGTTCCAATGAAAAAACTTGACGAGATATTGAAACATGATTTATTGTGGGATGCTGAAACTTGTTTAAAGTATGGATTAATTGATGAAATAATTTAATGAATTTTAATGATAAATTATATTGTTCTATTGCAATGGGTGGATGGGCTGAAATAGGACATACTGGAGAACCAGAAAGTAGTCCAAATGTAAATGGTGATGTTTATCCTTGTTGTCCTGGTTGGTTGAAAGATGATACCAATCCAGCTGGATATGATTTTGGGAATATTTATAAAGATAAATGGGAAGATGTTTGGAATGGTGAAAAGGCTCAAGAGTTTAGAAAATCTATTTTAGATGGTTCATTTAAATACTGTAATGAAAATTTATGTCCACATTTACAAAATGTACATAGTAAACCGAATGTAGGCTCTATTGAATCAGCTCCATCAGTTAGAAAAATGAAAGATATAGAGTTGTTATATAAAGAAAAAGGTGAATATCATCGTAATATAATAGAAAAACAATTAACAGAATTATCCTTGGCTCCAGATGTTGTGAAAATGGATTATGATAGAAGTTGTAATTTATCTTGTCCATCTTGTAGAGAAGATTTAATAACACCGAGAGGAAAAGAATTTGAGTTAATTGAAAAAATACAAAACTCAGTAATTAAAGTTATACAAGAGGGAACGAGAAAGTTATATATTACTGGAACAGGGGATCCATTTGGAAGTGCAACATTAAGAAAATTTTTATTGAACTTTAAGAAAAAGAATTTTCCGAGTGTAAAAAATATTAGACTTCACACTAACGGAGTAAAGTGGACAAAAGAATTGTGGGATAAAATGTCAGATGTTCATGACTTAGTTTCAGATGCAGAAATATCTATTGATGCGGCAACTAAAGAAACTTATGAAAAAGTTAGGAGAGGTGGAGATTGGGATCAATTAATGGAGAATTTAAAATTTATTCCAAAAGAAGTTACTTGGTTTGGGATGAGTATGGTAGTTCAAGATACAAATTATAAAGAAATACCAAAGTTGATAAAACTTAGAGATAAATTAGTAAAAGAAAGTGGAAATAAAAGTATTTATGTTTATTTTTCTAAGATTACAAATTGGGGAACTTTTACAGATAAAGAATATGAAAAGAAGGCGGTTTGGAAGGAGAGTCATTCAAATTATAGTGATTTGGTGAGAATATTAAATGAGAATGTTAAAAAGTCATATTGGCAAGATAGATTTATGGGAACTAATATGACAGATTTATTAAAGGATTAATATGAATGTATTAGTTATAGGAGATAGTTGTAAGGATGTTTTTATTTATGGTGATATAGAAAGAATTAGTCCTGAAGCACCAGTACCAGTTTTTAAACCAACACATGAAGAATCAAATGGCGGTATGGCAAGAAATGTTGCAGATAATGTCGAATCATTAGATATGCACATTCATACCGTAACAAATAAAAATAGTATTATTAAAAAAAGATATGTAGAAAATCGTTCAGGTCAAATGGTATTAAGAGTTGATGAACATGATTATTGTGAAAGAATTGAAGAAACTTTATTAAAAGGTATTACAAAGAATAAATTTGAAAGACCTCCATTTGGATTTGGTTCAACGACTGAAAATTATTATGATGCTATTATTATTTCAGATTATTGTAAAGGGTTTTTAGAAGTATCAGATATTCAACATATTTGTGAAAACAATAAGAATGTATTTATTGATACCAAAAAGAAACTTGGTAAGTGGATTAAAGACTCAGATTTTATTAAGATAAATGAGTTAGAATACCAGAAAAACCATGAGATGTTATCAGAAAAAGGATTTGAAGATAAACTTATAGTTACGTTGGGAAGTAGGGGATGTAGATATAAGGGAAAAGAATTCCCAGTAAAAGAAGTTCCTGTAAAGGATGTTAGTGGAGCGGGGGATACATTTTTGGCAGGATTAGTTAGAGGGTATTTAGATTCAAATAATATATATGAAGCAATTATATTTGCTCAAAAGTGTACTACATTAGTGGTACAGAAACATGGTGTTGCAACAGTTACATTAAAGGAGTTAGAAAAATGAGTACTAAACCAATGAAACCACTTCCTAAAGCAAAACAGTCAGTAGATTTATCAAAAGCTGATACTATAAAATGTGATGATTGTGGAAATTATCTTTTTATCACTTCATTTGTGATTAAAAGAGTTTCTGCAATTTTATCACCAAATGGTCAAGAAGGATTAGTGCCAATTCAGGTTTATAGTTGTGGAAATTGTGGACAAGTACCAAAATCATTGTTAGAAGGTAGTGGGTTGGATCCAAATTAGTGTATATAGATGAAACTAAAAAAATTATTTTTATTCATATTCCAAGAACCGGTG